CAATGCCCCGTATTTGAGCTGAATTTTTAATCGCCTCACGCATGCCCTCATTTTGCGTATGGGCCAACTCTAGCGCTGACATGATCGCGTCGTTACTATCGCCTAATAATTCATTACTGTTAAAGTGTCGGCGCAATACGGCTATTTCATCTATATGAAAATGAACGATGTTTCCATCTTTGAATAAGCATTTGATATACAATTCATTAGTACCATCGACCACATACTCAACGCTTGTAGGTGACAGTGGATATAATCCCGATAAGTTCCCTTGATTGTCCTTTTGGATTAATATAAACGCATTGTTATATAAGAAATATTGTGTTGCTATTTTATACTGGAAATCATATGCCGACATATAAGGATTCGGTCTATCCTTTAGTATTCTGTTCAATTTTGAAAACTTATCTTCGCTTTTAGCATTATCTATCACATGTTTACCTGATAATTTAGCTACATGTCTTGCGATTGCATCTACGGCACTACGGTATATGTCATTGCTGTACGCATCACCAGTAAATGATGAAAAAGAAGTAAATCCACCATTTAACATTTCATAATTGCGCTGCTGTCCTTCTTTTAACTGTTCAATCCCTAATATTTTATCTATCCATTTTGGCACTTGCTCACCTGCTTTATTTCATTTATTTGATTGTTGTAGACCGTCCGGTCCATAACAATAATATATTATGTCCGTCCATTTTTAGTACCTGGTACTAATTGTTTAATTCTATTATACCACATAGGGTATATAATTCCAACAATGGCAAGGGTTTAAGCATTACAAAGATATAATAAATCGTTAATATCTTTAAATAGTGTTTTGTGGTTTTAATAGTTGAGAACCCTTGGAACCTAAACTATCTTTTTGATGATTAGGGTTGTTTTCATGTGCTTTACTCATAGCTTTTTGCTTATTCTCTTTTGCTCTAGCTTGTAAATCTCCCGTGAGATGAAATTTAAAGTTATTTATTCTTTTTGATATATCCTAAATAATTCTTAGTTCGTGCTATTACTAATTCAAAGCTACCTTGCCCAATTAATTTGTAACTGGTACGTCTATTGGTATTGGGTACATAGCTTTCACGCCATGCAACCCATTTGTTACCAATATATTCAACATATACTTGTGACACCTTACTTATTGAACAGAAATATATTTCTTCCGATATTCCAACTATTAAACCTGTCTTTTTTGCTTGTGTATCATAATCAATATCATATTTAACGGCTTGCACTTCTTACAGTCGCCTCCCATGCCTTTTCAGTGAAAATATCACCGTTTTTATTATCCCCAATCAATATGCGCAAAGGTTCAATATCAATGTTACATTGTTTTGCATAACTTACTGCTTTGTATAAGTCATCGTTTCTATATTCGCTTTCACCATCTACAATACGTTGATACGCTTGTTTACCTAGTCCACCTTTACCACTGCCTAAATGGTCGAAGTTATGATCTGATAACACGTTTTTCATAGAATATGGCTCTAATACTTGTTGCGTATAATTACCATGTTTGGAAAATATACGTTGTTCAAATTTCCCTTCATATTCAGTAACATTTTTTTCATTATGTTTATAAATTCCTTTACGTGTCCGACTATTAGCTAATACGAAATAATTGTTATGATGTGCTTTTATATCGACGGAAGGTAAATAATTTATTTTTTGACCGTATTCAATACCATCATGTTTACGAAATATAATGTGTTTACCTCCACTAGGCGTAGTCTGTACCAATGTATTTTGTGCATTAGTAACAATTTCTTCATAAAAAGGAACGTGCTTTAAACTTTCAAATCCGTTTTTACCTTTAGCATAATCTACATCAATATCGATACACCATACACCACGTGTAATAACGCCTAGTACATGAGTTTGGTGATATAAATTAGAATGACTTTCAATGAAATCATTAGTTATCTCTATATCTGCAAAAGTAACACTAGGTTTCTTATATTGATTCAAAGGTATAACTTGAATATGCTTTTTTAATAAGTATTTCGCTACATGATAACCTGTCATTAAATACCTCCTTTTAAAATTCATCACCATCATTACCAATATTTTGCCTATAGTAGTAAAATTATTTGCAATTATTAAAAAACGCTATAGAAATAAAGGTGATAATGGTGAGAGCTTGTTATATCAATGTTTTGTTGGTGATAAAAAAGGTGTGGCACACCTTCATAAAGGTGATGTTAATTTTTAACTTTGGATAAGTGAATATGCCATATCAAATAATTCTTGATTACCAACGTTGAAAACTTTGTAATTTTTTCCTTCAATCCATTTATCTTGTCTTGTGGCAATTCCTATCTTTTTCATATCTTCTCGCGCTTTTTTATATTTCATGCTTTTATAATCTTGTTCGATTAATCTTTGTAAATCTGCATCACTTGCTAATATAAAATCTTGTCTAGATAACGCCTTTAATAAATTAACTTGTGTTTCAGTTAACTCATCTTCACTAAAATAGTGTTTTAATGTGACATCATTAAACTTAAATTCTCTGCCAATTTCTTTAAGATACTCTAAACTTACAATTAGGAAGGATACTGCAGCTGCTACTGATTTTTTATCATTTGGCTGTACGAAGTCCCAATAAGGCTCAAACAGTTTATATCTTTCATCATCTGTTTCATTGAGTGGTCTATCTTTAAGTGAAATTTTAATTGTACGTGTGGTATTAGCTGTAATATCACCTGTATCTACACTTTCATTTGTATCAAGTACCAATAAAGACTTGTTTTTGAATGTGAATGCGTTTCTCCCAATGCCACGTCCTGAAATCACTTCACCCGTCGCAATTTTCCTTAATATACGCATCATACCTTTTGTTATTTCCCCTGTTTCGTTAGCATGTGCGATATCTGCACCGTAGAAGTTCATCCACTCATTAGATGCTTCAAACCCACCTGAAATCAAGCTATCGAAATTTACTTTATTAACTTGTAACAGTGCATCGAATGTAGTCATAAATAAACCTTTACCCGAACGCCCGAAGTCTTTCATAAGGAACCATTTTTCGGCTTGTATGAGGTTCATTTTGCGATAAATAGCATAAGCGTGTACCAACATTAAATTGTTCTTACTCTTATCGCTTTCTGTAACGAAATCATAGAATTTTTTAGGTGTTTCTGTATCTATATCTGATGCATTAACATCGTATTTTCTAGCGTATAATTCATTGGATTGAAGTGATTTTTTTCTAAATTCTAAGTTTTTACAATCGTATATCCAGTCATTACCTGCGATGGTATACGGAAGGATATTGTAACCATGCTCTACATTTAACTGTTCTCGATACATTTCAATCATAACTTCTAAAAAGTCGTTTATTTGATGTTTATTATCTACTGGATAATTTAAAGCAAAATTTGTTTCGTCTATCACTTCATACGTGTTATCTTTTACTATAATAAAACAATCTAACTCATCTGAATAAATCACTTTATCTGAGATTAGATCTGCAATAAATCTCGCATAGTTGTTAAATGCATCTGCTTTAAAACTGGCTTTCTTTTCTTCCTCGCCATTATCATTTTCCGTAATTTTTGTATTTACAATTCCGTAAATAACACCAATTTCCTTTGGAATTATGATATAATCTAAAGTAAGATTATTAATGTAATCACCAATATCATTTTTTTCACGATGATATAAATTACCTTTATTATTAAAAACTTGTTTATCACTAGAGATAGAAGCGAAATTAATTCGCTTACTAATCTCCTTGATTTTTGATAAACTTGTTGTATTTATACAATCTAAGTTAGAATGAAATTCAAAATGTTGTTTATAAAGTGTTGTTTCGTCCATACAATCAACCTTTCATTTGTGTTAGTATTTAGGTTAGATATTTAATTAAATATCCATTCTTACGCATTATCTTCGGTTTGGTCGCCATGAGATAGTGCGTTTTTTTCTCTCTTAATATCTGCTTGAATGTCATCGTGCATGTTCTCAATATCACATCTAATTGCTAATAAAGTGCTTGAAATAATATAATTTTGTTTAACATTGTTGTTAATCATTTGGTAAACCATAGGTTCATTACTTTTCATTGCATGTTCTCTTGCGTCTTCAAGTTCAGATGTCTCCGATCCAACATAATCTAATATGCTCTGAACCTTATTTCTTAAATCTGCAAACTCAACGCTTTCTTCTACTTTTTCTGAATATGTCATAATTAGTTACTCCCTTTTCTAATATTTGTCATTTGCATTTTTAAATCTGTTAAATCGATAGTTAACTTGTTATTTAAATTAAAAAGCAATTCTCCCAAATCTTCGCTAATTTCTTTTTCAAGTGGTTTTGAATTACAGTAATCAACTAACCACTGCATTAATTCGTTTGAGTAATCACTTTGACCTAAAATGTGATGTATTTTTTCTGTTTGTTCGATATATTCATCTTTTGTCATCTTATTTAACCTCCATTTTATTATTTTCAATTTCATTAAAGTGTCTATCAAAAAACATGTAACTTACAAAACTTGTAAATATAACTAATACCAGTGCAATGTAAAAATCAGGTATTAATGTGCTGAATGTAATTGTGGTAAATGGCACAGTTATAAAAGTCATTAGCATTCTCATATAAGTACCTCCT